CTTTGCATTTCACGGACCGGCCATTGTGTTGGCCGCGTTCGAGTCAAGAGGCATGTGGAAGGACAAGGGCCGTGTTGGGCTAGCTGTCCTAACATTTGTCATGCGCGTATGTGCACACGCGCTTCTTGCAAAGATGAAATTTCGTTTTGGGGTAATAGGGCATGTCCTGTGGAATGTCACTATGGCTCGGTTGGATCCTGAGTGGATGCTTGCTGCTGTGCGGCCCAAAGGCTGCTTGAGCGAGCAACCAACCGTGTCAAGCGACGTATGCTGCGGTGACTACCCAATTAAGAAATTGCCCACACAAGAGAAATATGTGCGCGTGCCGACCGACCCTGTGTGTCAGCCAGGGTTCGGTGTCCGAACCCTCTGGGGTGTCGCAGGCTACGCGCCCACTGTGTACCGACCATGTTCGTGTAACGAGAAGTTCTCAATGGACGGAAGGGTTGGCAAGAAATTGCCAGCTCATTCTTCACCTGAGGTTATGGGAGCCATAGTTGGCAAGTGGCTGGAAGCTACTGCTGCTGTGCTACCAATCTTCGAGGAGTTCGTAGAGCCTGTTAACAAGCCTATGCCATTTAAGGCGTGGGCGTCAACCTTCCCCCCCGCACGTCGGGATGCGCTGTTGAAGGTGAAGGAGGCGGGCGAGCCAATGCCCCCACTCCGAGCATCGTCGTTTATTAAGCGTGAAACAGCCGTTAAGGATATCGCGGATCCTACCTTCAAAGACCCGCGTTTCATACAAGGCTGCCCGATCGAGTTGAGCGCAGCAGCGGGCCCCACATTACGCCCGTTCGCCAAGAAGCTGCGTGAAGGCCTGAGGCCTAAGCTCTACTCACCCGGTGAGGTTAGCACCGGGAGGCAAATCGTCTACACTTGTGGCCTCAGCAGTGAGACGATTGGACGGGCCTTTGCCCGCGCAATCGGGTGCATTGAGAATATGTGTGACCTGGGCGAGAGCGTTGTCTTTTTAGAGGATGACCAGAGCCGATTCGACCTGCACTTGTTGGCAGGGCCCTTCGGCTTTCTTGCCCGTTTGTACCGTGCCAAGCTGCCCAAAAGGGTTGCTAAGTTACTCCGCCGTAAGACGTCCGCAGGCAGGAGCAACCTTGGCACGAAGTACTCGGTGCCATACACAATGCAATCAGGATGGCCGGATACTAGCGTTGGTGACACGGCCGTCAATGCTGCAATGAAGTATTACATCCACGGAAGGGGACGGAAATGGATATCTATCATATGCGGCGACGACAGTGTCACCATAACCACTGATCGTGAGCTGGAAGCCCGTGGCGGCTTGGCTGGCATCATCTCTGCCTATGCTGGGTTTGGAATGGAAGTAGAGGCCATAATCGGCAATGATCCCTTGCAAGTGGGGTTTTGCTCGGGGAGGTTTTTCCCTGTTGGCGACTCTTACGTTCTTATGCCCCGCACTGGTAAGATTCTTGCTAAGATCTGTTCTGACCATGTCGACAGGTCGTTTGTCAACCAGCTTGCGTGGCTACGAGGCATTACCTGTGCCCTAGCCACTTACGGCCAAATTGATCCGCTCCTCGGATCCCTCGCCATCGGTTTGCAGCGATGTACTGGCGAGGGTAGAGTCATCCGGGAGCGCGAGAATGAGTTCAAGGCGCAAATTAAACAGAAGCACACACCCTGCGCCGTGGACTATGAGACTTATTACGATGCGCACTATGCCCTCTCTAGTGCGGACGTTGCTGAGCTATGCTCGCATCTTCGTGAAGTCAAGTTGGGCACTCTGTCCCACCATCCGCTGCTTGTGCAAATGGTTGGGTGTGACTGTGAATGAGGAGTGCCGAATGGGTAACACAGGCTGGTAACCTGAGCAGGGAGTGGCGCCCTGAACCCTTTTAGCTGACCACCACCACTAATGTGGGGGTCAATTCGCGCATGTGGTTGTCCCATTGAGACCCCGGTGGTTAGAGTCCACCGCCCGCCGTGGGGCTTACACCCTGTGCGTCCGCCTGAAGGCGATGAAACGGAGCCAACCGTTCAAACCGGATGCCAGTCACGTTACACGGCAGTTTCACCGTTATCTATAAAGGTGTGCTGGGAGTTTAACCCGAAGAAACAAACTACCCCGGG